ACTTTAATAAAAGAGCTTTTGTTTTTGCATTATTACATTTAGATCAAGACCATAGATTTGATAGAAAAACATTCATTCATAGAATGGAAGTTAACTCAATGAAAATGCGTAGATGTACTAATGTTGAAGATTACTTCGAACTATTAGAATATATCTATAATATTGGTTCAAGACCAAAATTTAGATTTGATAGAAAAGAAGAATGGGTGCAAACTTATAAGCCCTTAAGATAATTCCAATAATAAAATCCCATGGGTGTTTGTTGGAAAAAACAGCTACCAGAACAAGAGAGATGCATCTGCTGGTAGCTGTAACTTTTACACGCAATTCTTATCCTTTTATGTGGATAGTGATTGTGTATAACCGAAACCTAGATATAGTGAGATTAATGTTGATAAAATATGCAATCGAAAGGTTATCTGTATATAACCCTGTGCAAAACCTACCTTTTTTTGTAAAAATGGCTGTTTTCAGCCATAATAGTTACAGTTATCGTAAGTTAAATGCAAGGAATAAAAATAATTATCTTAAAATATTATCGCAGAAATCTGGGAAATATTTAAGAACAATTTTTACAGATAATTTTTTCAAGCAAATTTTACACATTAGTTACGATAACTACATAGGTAAATTGTGGAAAAAGCACTCGGTACACACTTTCACGACCAGTTGATAACTCAGTTTGTAGCCCAAAGGCACAAGCTAGGATTAAGTCAAATGGATTTAGATGAAAAGATCGGTGTTGCTCGTGGCTTAGTATCCAAATGGGAAGTTGGAATACGAAAGCCATCAGGTTTCCTCTTTTGCGTATGGGCTGATGCGTTGGGATGTAATTTGTGGCTACTAGAAGAAGAAAAAAAGCAAAAATCAAACTAGCTAATATGTGGTTTTTTGCTTTGCCTCTAGCAGAACGAATTAAGTATCAGACATGTAGAGAAAACGACTGTAATGAAACAGGTATATTCTCACCAGATAGTTGTCGTAGTTGGTACTGTGGCAAACATATGGAGGAGAATTATGAAAGACAAGTACAACCCTAACTACTACAAAAATTATAGTATCCAAGTAACTGATGCGATTGACTCGTGGGGATTATCTTTCGTTCAGGGTAATATTATTAAATATATTGTTAGAGCTGGTAAAAAAACTGCCGATCCTTCTGACGATCTTAATAAAGCTCTTTGGTACTTAGAAAGAGAGCTATCAAAGTATGGACGACAAAAAGAAAAAGATTCTCGCAAACATGATAAGCAGAATCGCAAACCCAAGCTCAAAGCCAAAACCACCTCTACCCTATCACGAAAGAGTAGAAATTTGGCAAAATCAAATGGTGGAGTTCGTATTACGACACAAGCTCTTTAGAGAGCATGGCACATTTGTAGAGTTTGAAAAGAAATTTAGAGCTGGTGAAATACCTAGGGCTGTTACCCAGAAAATTAACCTAGCTATGAGGAGAGAACAAAATGTTAGAAAAGATCAACGGGAGTATAGAAAAACCCAACAACCAAAAGTGGCAAGAAGTAAAAAATATGGCACAGAAAATTAGACCGACAGGTATCGGTGGAACAGATGCCAATAAATTAGTTCATGGTGATTCATGGTTAGATTTATATAATGAAAAGTTAGGTCACACAGAACCAGTTGACCTATCAGATGTACTACCCGTTCAGATGGGTATTCATACAGAAGATTTAAACAGACAATGGTTTATGAAACAAAGTCATAACTTTGTAACTGAAGAACAAACACTTTGGTATAATGATTATATTTACGGAACAGTTGATGGAATTGTTCAAGAACATGTAGATGGTGATCCATTTGCTGTCTTTGAAGCAAAACATACACACGCATTTAATTTATCTGAAAAGAAACAAGTTGAATTTGTAAATAAATATTATCCGCAAGTTCAACACTACATGCTTGTAACAAAATATCCTAAAACATTTCTATCGGTATTTTTTGGTAACATGGAATATCGTTCCATAGAAATTCAACAAGATAAAAAGTTTCAAGCTATGTTGCTTAAAGCATACAAAGTGTTTTGGAAAGCCGTCCAAAACAAAGAACCTATTGATACAAACTGGAAGGAATTTCATGGACTATTATCAGAATAATGTTGGTTATAAAAAACGTAGAACCTCTTATGAAGCTGGTGTTAGTATGAAAACTAAAAGACTAACTGTAAGAGAAAAGTGCTTACAAGTATTACGCAATAAAGGTTCTTATGGTGCTACGCCTGATGAAGTAGCACAGTTATTAAACATACCTATAACGACTGTTAGACCACGATTTAGTGAGCTGGTTAATATGCAGTTAATTGTAGATTTAAAACAAACAAGAAAAAACGAGAGCGGTAAAAACGCAATCGTATGGGGGATAAAATGAAATTTGATTGGTTAAAACAATTTTCAAAAAGAATTTTTCGTAGATTCAAATACGGCAAATCTTCTCAATGGTTTTATCAAGTTGGTCAAAGTTCTAATAATGCAGAAATGTATTTATTTTATTCTATTGAACCACCATGCCTTTTTTTACAAAAAATATTTTTAAAGAAAGGATTAACTTATGGAAAAGAAATTTTTAGTGGAGCTATACATAGGTGATTATAGTTCCCCAATCGTAGAGGATGCAGAATTAATGGATTATTTTACTATTAATGCTGACAATGAGAGAGGTGTCATTAAGTACCTACTCAAACATAATATTAAGATCAAGGAGATACCTGATGATAGCAAAGCTACTTAATATGATTTTTAAACAAAGTTTTATGGAAATAAATCACAAAGATAAATGGGTTTATTATCACATGAAACAAACAACAAAGGAGGTAACAGATGCCACAAGATTCACAGAACGAAAATAATATGGCATTATGGAAATTAGTAGCTCATACTAATCCAAAATATACCAAACCATTTCCGTCATTTGGTAAAACATTAACGACTATTGATCCAATGTATCAAATCATGACAATGACAGGTACGTTTGGACCAGTTGGTCGTGGCTGGAATTACAAAGTAAAATACACTTACACAGATAAATGTGTATTTGCCGAAGTATCAGTAGCAACACAAAAACGAGAAGATAGCTTTTGGGATTATTATGGACCAATATCTTCTGTTCAAGCACTCTTTAAAAAGAATGGCACACTAGATACTGAAGCTCCCAAAAAAGCTATGACTGACGCTTTAACAAAAGCATTTAGTCATCTTGGTGTAAGTGCAGATGTATTCTTAGGTCTATTTGACAATAATAAGTATGTCGCTGACATGAAGGAAAAGTTTAAAGATGAAAAGTCTAATACTGCAAATTTAAACTTAGTAAATTTTAACTCGAAAGGAAAATAATATGTTAAATCAAGTAACTCTCGTTGGTAGATTAGGTGCTGATCCTGAAGTAAAAGAAACTACTTCTGGTACACACTTTTGTAATCTATCTGTCGCTACAAATGAGCGATACAAACAAGGTGAGGAATACAAGGAAAAAACTCAATGGCATAAAGTTGTTGTGTTCAATCCTAACCTAGCTCAGTCTATTGGTAAGTATTACAAAAAAGGTGATACGATAACTATTCAAGGTCAAATTGAATATCGTAGTTATGACAATGGTGATGGTACAAAATATGTTACCGAAATTGTTGTACCTCGTTTCAATGGTTCAGTTAAGCTAATACCTCAAGGTACTGGCAAAGGTGCTGCCAAACCAAATAGCAAACCAACAACAGACAGTAATGGTCAAGACGAACCTTATGTACCATTTTAAAACACTACTCTCCTTTGGTGGTGTTAATGGGTGAACGAGGATGCTCCTTTCCGCTGTTGACTCTAGTAGCCCAAATGAATTTAGCCATTAGGGATATTTGAAACGGATAATGGTGGGTTCGGAAAAGATATAATGCGTAAGTGGTTCCCGAGATGGCTTTCACTGACTTTCCATTTAATTATATCATCCACCATACTAACTGGAGAAAGTTATGAATAAAGAATTAGAAGATTTAGTAATCCTAGAAGTAACTCATCAAGTTGGTATTAATAAGGAACTGCTAATGTCACATAGACGAGATATTCTATGTGTCGTTTGTAGACAGTATCTTACATACTTCCTTAATTACTATTTAGGATACGATACGATAAAAATAGCAGATGCTATTGGTAAAGATCGTTCTACTATTCACTTTAATATTTATGCTTTTGAAAAAAGTATGAGGAAAAACACCAATTATCTTAATGAGTTTATTCGTATTGATAAAGGTGTGAGTAGAATAGTTCGTAATTATATGGATTACTTAGGATATGATAGACGACCTTTTCGAAGTACACACAACATCCTCGCTGGAACAGATTTTTCACGAGTGGATAGAATACTTGATCGTCATAGGTCAGATCAA